GTCAGATGTGTATAAGAGACAGAGTATGTATAAGCAACAAGGCGGCTATATGATTCCCGACACTTCAAATATTCCAGCTCCAATTCGCCGCCCAAATAAGCTGGCTAAGGTTTATAAGGGTGTGACAGGGAACTACTCCACAGACTGATGCAAGTAGTTCGGGTAATGAGAAGGCCACGCCTGCCCCGTGTAAAGCAGGTAGAAGAGGTGGCAGAAACATACGAGAGATGCTCCGGTTGTGTCTCCCGCAAGATGTGTGACGCACAGACCAAGTGTCTGCACGGCAAGAAGGCAAAGCCAAAAGGAAAGAAAAATGCCAGAGCAAATGGACGAGTACCAGCTTAATAGCATTGTATCGTCTGAGATACGCGACAGTCTGAACCACTTTGACCAAGAGTTCAGTCAAGAGCGTATTCGCGCTATGGATTTCTATCTTGGCGAACCTATGGGCAATGAAGTCGAGGGGCGCTCCCAAGTTGTCAGCACCGAGGTGTCAGACACCATTGAGGCTATCATGCCCAACCTCATGCGGGTATTCACAGCCAACGATAAGTATGTGCGCTTTAATGCCAGAACTTCCGAAGATTCAGAACGTGCCGAACAGATTTCCGATTATGTGAACTACGTCATCAACCATGACAATCAGGGGTACAAGATATTATACAACTGGTTCAAGGATGCTCTGATGTTCCGGCTGGGCGTGGTCAAATATTACTGGGATGAGCAAGAGGATGTTCGGGAAGAAGAATACGAAAACCTGAACGAGACTGAGCTTGCCGCCCTTCTCAGCAATCCAGATATGGAAGTTGTCGGCGTTATAGAAGAGCAAGCCGAGAGCTATGCTCAGGACGAGATGACTGGCGATATGATGCCAATGGACATGACCTATAGCTTGAAAGTTCGGGTCAAGGAGAGCAAGGGCAAGATACGCATTGAGAATGTACCGCCCGAAGAGTTTTTGGTGAACCGCAGAGCCACCTCATTAGAGGATGCACACTTCGTAGCACACCGCACCGTTATGACAGTCAGCGACTTAGTGGCTATGGGTTATGACAAGGATGTGGTGGAAAAATATGCAGGTTCTTACAGCTTAGATGTCGATGAGGAGCGTTCCAACCGCTTCCAAGACTTAGAGGCCAACACAGGCATCGAGGCCGCTGACCCCGCACTGGCGGAGGTCATCTATTACGAGTGCGTGATGAAGGTGGACTATGACAATGATGGCATTGCAGAGCTTCGCCGGATTTGTGCTATTGGCGAGGGTGCGGATGAGATACTGCACAATGAGCCATTTGACCATGTGCCATTTGCTGTAGTCACCCCGATTATGATGCCTCACCGCCTTATCGGCAGGTCTATCTATGACATGACCGAGGACTTGCAGGTTATCAAGTCTACTTTGCTCCGGCAGTATCTGGACAGCGTATATACCAGCACCTTGCCGCGTATGGGTATTGTCGAGGGTCAGGTAAATATTGATGACGTACTGGACGGCACTGCTGGCGGTATTATCCGTATGCGCCAAGCTGGTATGGTTCAGCCCATTACTGGCACACCCGTAGGCGGTGAAGTCCGGCCTTTGATGGACTACATCGACAATCTGAAAGAACAGCGCACAGGCATGAGCAAGGCTTCACAAGGTCTGGATGCTAACGCCCTTCAAAGCACTACAGCCTCAGCTATCAGCGCAACAGTTCGCGGCGCTCAGGTAAAGCTGGAGAGCTACGCACGGACTATGGCTGAAACTGGTGTTAAGGACTTGTTCCGAGGCATCCTGCATTTGGTGACTAAGTATGACCAGAAACCGCGTATTATGCGCCTTCGTAATAACTTTGTGCCGATTGACCCTAGAGAGTGGCATAGCGAGTTTGACGTTGTGGTACAGGTTGGCTTGGGTACGGCTGATGACGAGCAAAAGATTGCGTTCCTTACGCAGATTGCCAGCAAGCAAGAACAAATCCTGATGCAGTTAGGTGCAAACAATCCTGTGGTTACTATGTCGCAGTATGTGAACACCCTGCGTAGCATTGCTGAGATTGGCGGGTTCAAGGACGCTGACCAATTCTTTAACAGCCCAGAGCAAATTGCTATGATGGAACAGCAGATGGCGCAACAGCCGCCACAGCAAGACCAGACAGCGCAGGCAGAGTTGCAAGCCGAGATAGCTCTAAAGCGTGAGCGGATGATGATGGAAATCGAGTTAGAGCGCGAAAAGATGCAGATGGAGCTAGAGCTTCGCAGACAGGAATTAGCGGCAGAGGCAGAGCTGAGACAGCTCAAGGCTTACACTGACGCAGAGATATCAACCAACCTACCGAGAGGGTAAAGAGATGAGCTTTGGCGGCGGTACAACAAGCGATATAGGCGACCCAAGAACGGGCGAGGCTACCTATGCTGGCACTATGGGTACAGCAGGTGCGGCAGAGCGCATGGGGGTTTCCCCGCAAGTTTTGGCTGATATCATTTATGACAGCGGCGATGATGGCGGTGACAGTGGCTCAGACCTGTCCACTCAAGTTGGCAGACAAGCGGCACAGCAAAGAATAGATGCGGCAATCCGCGCCCAAGCAGGCGCTGACCAAGTTACGGCTGGTTATGGTGCGGGGCAACCTGCCATACAACAGTTATACAAAAGAATTTACAACCAGCCTCTGCCTGAAATTAACTTGGGGATGGTGGGGTTAAACAAAATCGGCTCTACCTTAGCGCAGGGTATTCTTAACAGGGTTGCCGAAGGCGGCACTCCTGTATATGACCCGACAGGCCAGATTGTTGGCGTTATGGGCAAGAATCCTCTTATGCAAAAAATGGGTTACAATGTTGATTCATACTACGGAAGAGGCGGGTTTGACCCTAAAGCTGGCGGCTCTCAATATGACCCAGAGACAGGTGTTTATCGCTCTAGGTCTGTTGGCGGTGACATCCCTATGGATGACGGCGATGATAATTATATAGCGCCAGAAGCAACAATGGTTGCGGCGGCACAGCCTGAGCCGGAAACTTCTATGATACCAATGGACTACCGCTATCCGGCTGGTGGTTACTACCCAGAGGAAGGCTTGTATCGCCGGATGGGTTTGTTAGATATAGCGCCTACGCAATATGGCGGTTTGTTGGCTGGATATGACCAGCCACAGTTTGAGGCCATGCAAGCTGGTTTCCAGAGGCCAGTGGATGTGGGCTTGTACCAAGACCCTTATGATGTTTCAGGATACGCATTGATATGAACGAAGGTAAAGTCAGGGAAAGCATGGAGCGCGGCGAGAAAGCGGCGGCGTTGTTACGAAATGAATTGTTACAGGAGGCATTTAGCCAACTTGAGACAGACTTTATACAGGCGTGGAAGGCGAGTTCTGTGGAAGATTCACAAAACCGTGAACGGCTGTATATGTTATGTCAGAACTTGTCAGCCCTCAGAGGATATCTCGAAGGGGTGGTCACGGATGGCAAACTGGCGAAAGCGCAACTAGATGAGTTGCAAAACCGCATAAAATTTGAGAAAAGGTAGTTAGTTATGTCCAATACCTCGCAAGAGACTGGAAATTTATCAATTAACGAAGCAATGAACAGCCTATTAGCAACTCCACCCGTTACGGACACGGAAAGCGAAGGGCGGCTAGAGCGGGAAGAAAATACCGCTCAACCGATGGAGGCAGAGGCCGAAGTCATCGAAGAGGATACCCTTGAAGAAGAACCCTCGCTCGATGAATATGAGGATGATGCTGATGAAGTCGAAGAACTTGATGAAGATGATAGTTCTGAAGAGTTTGAAGAAGAACCTGTCTACACAGTAGCCATTGACGGCGAAGAAACACAGGTCACCCTCGAAGAACTCCAGAAGGGTTATTCTCGACAGCAAGTTTACACAAAGCGCAGTCAAGAACTCGCTGAACAACGGAAGGCGTTTGAAGCTGAAGCGCAACAGGTTGCTCAGATGAGGGATGCCTACGCACAGCAACTTGAACAGTTGTCTCAGTATAACCAGCAGATACTCGGCGAGGCCGAACCTGACTGGGATGCTTTAGCAAAAGAGTATTCCGCTGAGGAGTTGTTCCTGTATAAGACGAAACTTGACCAGCAGAAAGAACAAGCTCGGCAGGTGGAAGCAGAGAGACAGGCAATCGCTCAACAGCAGGCTCAGGAGCAACAGGCACAGATGCAGAAGCATCTTGCCGCACAGAGGGAAGAAATGCTGAACCGCATCCCTCAGTGGCGTGATGAGAGTGTTCGCACAAGTGAGCGCGAACAAGTCATCAAATACGCTCAACAGAGTGTAGGATTTTCGCCACAAGAGATAGCTAACGCATCTGATGCACGGGCTATCGAACTGCTTTATAAGGCGTGGCAATGGGACAATCTTCAATCGAAGAAACCCGCCGCGAAGAAGAAGGCAAGCAAAGCTCCTAAAATGGCTAAAGCTGGGCAACCTAAGACAAAGGCTCAAGTAGCAAGTCGTCAACGGCGGCAGTCTCTGCAAAGGCTCAATAACGAGCGTTCTGTGGATGCGGCTGTCAATTACTTAATGGGTAACTAGCTAATAGAAGGAACTTAAAAAATGGCTACACATACCACCCAAACCGCAGTCGGTGAGCGCGAAGACCTCGCCGATGTAATCTACCGCATCGACCCAGATGAAACACCAATCTTCTCTGCCCTGAAGAAAGAAACCTCTAACGGTATCTTTACTGAATGGCAGGTACAAGAGTTAGCCGCCGCATCTGGCACTAACTACGTTAACGAAGGTGCAAATGCTACATTTGCAACTCCAACAGCGACTGCACGTTTTGGTAACTACCACCAGATTTCAGTCAAAGACGTAGCGGTATCCGGCACACTGGAAGCTGTTGACAAAGCAGGCCGTGACCGTGAAATGGCTTACCAGCGCGTTCTGAAGTCTCTGGAACTGCGCCGTGACATCGAAAAGTCAATCGGTGACACAGACGTAGCCCGTGACGGTTCAGACCCTCGTAAGTCAGCATCACTGACTTGCTGGATGACAAACGGCTCAGTTGGTGCTGGTGGTTCATTCGCAACAGGCGATGGCACAGACACCATCACTGGCGGTACTGCCCGTGCGCTGACACTTGCTCTTATCGAAGATGGGATGCAGGATGCTTGGGAAGATGGCGGTTCACCAAAGATGCTGGTGGCTTCTGCAACCAACCGTGCGAACTTCTCAGACCTGTCAGCTACTGGCAATCTGGTGTCTAACGATGTCAACATGACACAGGCGAAGGCAACAACTTACGTTGGCTCAACCTCTGTTTACCTGACAGACTTCGGCACACTGGACGTTGCTCCATCACGCTTCATGGGCAATGACCGGATGTTCCTGATTGACCCAGACTTCGCATCACTATGCACCCTGAAAGGGCGTAACTTCTCAGAGAAGGAAATCGCCGCAACAGGTGACGCAGACAAGATGCAGTTGATTACTGAGTGGTCATTGAAGGTGCAAGCACCAAAGGCACACGCAGTAGTTTACGACCTGAACGGCTCGTAAATATCGAAACAGTAGAGAGGGGCAGGCAACTGCCCTTCTCACCTTTCAGGGGGTACTATGGACAGAATTATTAAGACAGACCCGATTGCTGGCACTCAGATAAAAATGAAGCAGGGGCGCTATGGCGACACTGTTATTGAGCAAAGCCAGACATTCGACAATCTTTTGAAGATTAACAAGCACATGGCTGACGATTGGCGCTATGGGCAAATGACAGGCACACAGAAGCACATGGCTCATGTGGCGGAAATACCCAATGTGCTGTATAATGAGCTGGTGCAAAAGTTCGGCAAGCCTGCTGATAATCCGAAGGCTTGGAAGCAGTGGCTGAACAGTAACGAAAACAGAGTGTTTAGAACAGGCGGCGGTCACTTATGAGCATCGGGAACTACGCAGAACTGCAGACAGCGATTGCCAACTTCATGGCACGGTCTGATTTAACCAGTCAGATACCTGACTTCATCACAATGGCAGAGGCTCGTATGAGCCGTGAGCTGGAGACACGCGAACAGGAAAAGCGCTCTCAGGCTACGCTGACTGCTGGCGATGAGTATATTCTGCTACCCAATGATTTTCGTGAAGTGCGCGAGGTAAAGATAAACGCATCACCGACACGGGTTCTGAGCTATTACAGCCCATCGGCGCTGGACAGTATGTATTCCTCGAACGGGCAGGGTATGCCGGAAGGGTACAGCATTGTCGGGCTGGAAATGAAGCTACGGCCTATTCCTGATTCCGCTTATACGTCCGAGATTGTTTACATTGGCTCATTGCCAAACATTAGCAACATAACCACCCCCACGCTGTTTATCAGAAGCCCCGACTTGTATTTGTACGGTGCGTTGGCAGAGGGTTATGCGTATCTGCTCGATGAGGCGAGAGCCGCACAGTACGACCAGAAGTTCACCCGCATCCTTGAAGAGATAAAGGTGGACGAACAGAGAAGCCATTACGGCACAGGTTCTCTGACCATTAAATCAGCCTACTCACAGGCAAATGCAGTAGCGGAGAGATAACTATGTCTGCAATGAGCGATTACTTAGAGAACGAAATTCTCGACCACATTTTAGGCACTGGCGCTTACACCATGCCAACAACAGTATATGTCGGCCTGTCTACAGGCTCTTTTAACGATGACAACTCCGGCACAGAGCTTTCCGGCTCAGGCTATGCCCGTCAGAGCATTGCATTTGGTGCGGCATCCAGCGGCACAGCCAGCAACAGCGGTGCGGTGGACTTTCCAGCCGCTACTGGCTCATGGGGTACTGTCAGCCATTTCGGCATCTTTGATGCAAGCACAGGCGGCAACCTGCTTATTCACGGCGCACTGACCGCATCAAAGGCGGTTGATACTGGTGACATTCTTCGTATTGCTACAGGCGATATGGACATCACAGCCGCTTAAAGGGCTAGATAATGGCGAAGGTAGACCAGTTAGATGCTTGGGGTACAGTCGATAGCTTAGATGCCTATGGCACGGTAGATAACCTAGACAACCTCGTAATGCACGAAGCCGCCTCAGCAGTGAGCGCGGCTTTAACTGCGTCTGCATCCCTGACAGTCGATAAGCTACATGAAGCGCAAGCCTCTGTGTCGGTTGCAGTTACCGCTACATCTGCATCCGGCAAGATTATGGAGATTGCGGCATCTGTGACGGCTGTTAATACAGTCACCGCTGTCTTTGCTAAGGTAAAGCCGTTTGAGGCGCTGGTAAATATCGCTAACACAGCGACAGCCACGCCAACAATCTTTAGGCAGGTTGAAACAGCCGTTTCTGCGGCGATTACAGCCTCGTCAGGCGCAGAGGCCACCTATGCCGCTAGTGCCACACCGCAGATAGCTGTAACGCACTCCAGCGCCTTCTCAGGCACGTTTGTGACAGGTGGCACGGCGCAGATGACCATGACCCCGACAGCCGCCATGAGAGTGATTGGTGATGGCTGGACATTTGTGCCACAGGGTACAGAGACTTGGGCAGACATTAGCGTTGGAACAGAAGTCTGGACAGTGCCGACAGTTGGCACAGAAACATGGGTGAACGTATGATACCTTTTGGAGAATGGCTACCTGACCAGTCAGAACACATGAATCAGGGCTTGATTACAGCCACCAACGTGATACCTGCGGCTGGTGGTTATCGGGCTATGAAGAATACCGTGGCTATCAGCAATGCGGCAGACGACAGGATTCGCGGCATTTTTTCTGTTAAGGACAATAACGGCGATGTGACTTTATTCGCAGGTGACGCTGGCAAGCTATACACCTTCAACACAGGCACAAGCAATCTGGACGATAAGAGCAAGTCCGGCGGATATAATCTTGTCGGGGCGGAGCGCTGGCGGTTTGTGCAGTTCGGTGACATAGCCATAGCGGCAGGCGGTGTTGATGAAGAACTGCAATATTGGGATGTAAACGCATCGACAATTTGGGCGGATGTCGCAGGCGCTCCTAAAGCAGACTTTATTGCCGTGGTGCGGGATTTCGTATGGACTGCTAATATTGATGAAGGCGCAGGCCGGAAGCCTATGCGGGTGAGGTGGTCAGGCTTTGGCGATTACACTAGCTGGACATCCGGCGTTGACCAGTCAGACTTTCAGGACTTGCCGGACGCTGGACAGATTACTGGCCTAGTTGGCGGTGAATACGCGACCATTCTGTGCGAGAGAGCTATCTTCCGCGCCACCTATACTGGCCTGCCTCTGGTGTTCCAGTTCGACAAGGTGGAGAGTGTGCGCGGCTGTAGACTGGCTGGGTCTGTGTGTAACTATGGACACCTGACATTCTTCTTAGCTGACAACGGCTTCCATCTGTTTGATGGGCAGAAGGCCACCCCGATTGGCAATGAAAAGATAGACAAGTTTTTCGAGAACGACTTTAACAGCGCCCATCAGAACAGGGTATCTGCCAGCGTTGACCCGCTAAACCAGATTGCTGTCTGGTCATACCCATCACAGGCAAGCGCATCAGGTCAGCCGGATACATTGCTGATTTACAACTACAGCCTGAACCGCTGGTCATTGGCGAGGATAGCCACTGACTTTGTTGCCCCGTTATTTAGCTCCAGCTATACGGTTGACGATTTGGACAGCTTGGCGGCTACAGTTGATGCTCTGTCTATCCAGCTTGATAGCCCTTCATTGCGTGGCGGTCAGTTCTTCTTCGGTGCGGCGATTAGTGACAAACTTTACTCGTTCACTGGCTCATCCTTAGTGCCGGAGATTGTAACAGGCGAAATGAACATACACCTAGGCAAACACTCAGTTGTGACCCGTGTTTACCCGTACTATGAGGGCGTTGATAACTTCTGCTATGTGGGTACTCGCAATGCTTTGGTTGGCAACCCTGCTCCGACTTTCACATCATCGGTTTCTGCTGGCAACAATGGCTATGCCGAGTTTAGGGCGGATGGCAGGTATCATCGTTTCAAGTTTGGGTTTGATACGTCCTTTGAGTTTGCTCAGGGCTTCGACATAGAGGCCGCAGAGGTTGGGCGCAGATGACAATTTCACAGCGGCAGACAAATTTCAGAATACTAAACCCCGTTACAGCTACCACACGGGAGATAGCTGAGATATTGAACAGAACGATAGACGGTGGGTTAAACAGTGTCGGCTATGTTACTCTGCCTAAGAACCAGACAGAAACAACTATTAGCGAACCCCGCTATAATGTGGAGAGCTTGGTCTTTTGGTGCGGTGTAGGGCATAGCCCGTATCACCACAATCCGTATGTAAAAGATACAAGCACAAATGGAAATATGGTGATTGGACATGACAATCAGGGACACGATGCAGACTTTGCATATCTCATCATCGGCTGATGAATTTGAGAGATGCGCTGACTACATTGTAGCGGCGCTGGAGTACGCAGGGCATAGTCATACGCTACAGGATGTGTGGCAAGCTGTAACGAATAAGCAAGCGGCATTTTTTCCTTTGGAAAAATCTGCTATAGTATGTGAGATAGTTGACTACCCGCAAAGAGCTACCTGCCGGATATGGTTGGCTGGCGGTGACATGGACGAGCTGATAGAGGCTGAGAAGAAAATATGCGATTGGGCTAGAGAGCTTGGTTGCAGTTCAATGGAAATAATCGGGCGTAAGGGCTGGGAAAGACAGCTCAGGCAATACAAGCCCACAGCAACCGTACTGGTAAAGGATTTGTAAAATGAGTAAAGGCGGCGGCTCACAGAGAACTATCACGCAGACAACTGCGCCAAGTGCATTTGCACAGCCATTTCTGGAATATGGGATGCAAGAGGCAAAGGACTTGTACCAGTCTGCTCGGCCTCAGTATTACCCGAAAAGCACTGTGGTTGGTTTTAGCCCTGAGACACAGATGGCACTGTCCGGCTACCGTTCAGCCGCCACTGCTGGCTCACCCATGATACCAGCCGTACAGCAGGCTGTTATGCAGAACCTGACAGGCACTAACCCGCTATTCCAGCAGGCTTTACAGCCCACCATTCAGAAGGCCATGCAGGGCGCTCAAAGCACTGGCAGATACGGCTCAGGATACGCACAGAAGGCCGTAGCGGAAGCTGTAGCGCCTCTGGTATATCAGGCACAGCAAGCGGCTATCCAGCAAGCTCCAGCGGCGAGAGAGTTCGGTTTTGCTGACTTGCAGACAATGGCTCAGGTTGGTGCGGCTCGTGAGGCTCAGGAACAGGCAGAACTGGCGGCAGATATCGAGCGCTTCCAGTTTGAAGAGGCACGGCCTGCACAAAAGTTGGCTGATTACCTTACAATGGTTCAGGGCGGTTCTGGTGCATTGGGCGGCAGAACAATTACCCCGCAGTTCCGCAATCCAGCTCTGGGCTTCCTCTCCGGCGGCATGGCTGGAGCGCAAGCTGGGCGAATGATGGCTGGAACAGGTGGCACTGTTGACCCAATGTTCGCACTGGGCGGAGCATTGCTAGGAGGGCTGGCTTAATGTCGATACCTACTCGGTTCAACATGGGGCAAGTGCAAGGCTCTGGCGCTGATTACTTTCTCCGGCTTTTACAACAGCAGGGCGGGGCAGGCGCTCGTCCTAGCGCATCCATAACAGGCGGCTTGTCTACTGCTCGTAGAGGCACACCCATCCCACTAATGCGGAAGCGTCCACCTATGCCTGAGATTGGCCTGCGCGGTATCAGGGGCATATCAGCCATGCCAGCAGGCGGGGGCATGACCAGCTTACAGCGCGACCTAGCCGCAAAGATGGGTCTGGGCGCACAGAAGCCGGAAGCTCCGAAAGCGCCGCCAAGCCTGATGGATAGGCTAACTCCGGCAGTCGGCACACCCGCATTTGCTGGGCTGTCAGAAGCCGCCGCAACTGGCTTGCAACTGTCAGGATATCAGGACAAGCCGATTACAACAGGCGCTGGTTTGGGCGCTATGTTCGGTGCTGGGATGGAGGCTTACACAGCGGAGAAGAAGGCGCAGGCCGCCGCAGAACTAGCCAAGCAACAGCGTGAAACTGACATTGCCCTAAAGATGATGGAGATTCGGGCAACGCAAGGAAAGCAAGCTACAAAGGAGGGCTTAGATACAGCAAGGTTACGCAGAGACTTGAGAAAAGACTTCGATGACAGCTCCAAATACTTCAACGAAGCAAAGCAGTTCTGGACTGATGTGGTAAACTTCAGTAAGCCAGAGCAATCATCTGCCGCTGACTTAGCTTTGGTGTTTTCTTATATGAAGATGCTAGACCCCGCATCTGTTGTTCGAGAAGGAGAACAAATGCAGGTTAGAAGTTTGGGGGGAATTGGGGCTGAAGCAAGGGCATTGCTGTCTAGGCTTGGAATCACTCAAGAAGGAACGTATGAAGGCGGCCTTCTTATCATTGACCCCACCGTTAGAGAAGATATACGAAATGCCTCAGCCTCTAGGTTTGCTGACTTGGTTCAGGGGCAAGTGGAGCTAGAGCAATTCACCATAGATGAGGGCGCAAGAGCAGGTCTGACACCAGACTTCTTCAAGAGCAACCTTACTGGAAAAGGCACATTAAAAAGACCTTATATCGTGAAGGACTTGAGTGAACTTCCAGACACAGCAAAAACTGGTGATTATGCTATTGTTAATGGTGTATTCCAGAAAATAAGTGAGAAAACTAATGGCTGACAAAACCACCAAAACATTCGTTGGTACTCCGATTGGGGCAGGTCAGACGAAAGCTCCTGAGCAACCCAAGGTTGGCCTGCTTGAACGGGCTGGTCAATCTATTGGTGGCGCAGTAACCTCAGCTATAGACCCTGCTTTTGCCATAGGGGTTGCCAATGCCATTGGTCAGGGCGTTAGCTTTGGCACGGCTGATGAAGCTATCGCGGCTTTAGCCTCTGTTGCTGGATATGATTACAGAACCGTAAGAGATGCAATTCGTCAAAACCTTGATGATTTTAGAGACGAGAATACCGCCATCGCTTATGGCACAGAAATAGCGGCTTCCTTTTTGACTCCGGCGGGCGCGGCAAGAAGCGCGGCGAAATTGTCCGGCGAGGGCATAAAGGCTCTGGCAAGAAATATTGCTCAATATGCAAAAGCCAACCCTATTAAGACCGGCGCTGTGGGCGGTGCTGTTTATGGAGCAGGCGCGGCTCAAGAGCTAGGCGATGTTCCTGCGGCCTCTTTGACTGGTGCGGCTATGGGTGCTGGTGGTCAAGCCCTTGCTCCTGTAGTGCAAAAGTTGCCTAAAGCAATGGAAAGAGCAGGGATTCCTGTGACTGTTGGGCAGATGTTCGGCAGAGGAACGAAGCGCCTAGAGGAAGGCTTGCAGTCATTCCCTGTTGTTGGCACATCAATTAGAGGTGCGAGAGAGAGAGCCATGGAGAAATTTTCTCCGTATATATTTAATCGCGCTTTTAAGCCACTAGGCATTAAGATACCAATGGGGCTTTCCCCGCGAGGCACGTTCAACAGAGCCAGAGCTGAGTTTAACAAGCGCTATAACAAAATACTTAGCGATGTAGATATTGAAGTAAGTGATGATTTTCTGGATGAGCTAGGCTCTGCCGTGTCAAAAGCAAAAACAGAGCTGGGGGAAGTTGGCGCAAAAGAGGCAACTGACTTAGAGAATTTTGTGATGAGAGAGGTTTTAGGCTCGGTCAAGGATGGTAGGCTGTCTGGAGAGGCTCTAAAAAGAGTGCAATCAGAGCTTGGCAAAAAGCAGTTTCAGTCAGTGCGAAAAAATGAATTTGGACTAGCTGATGCTTATGGTGAGGTTGATACTGCTCTGATGAATATTTTTACTAAGTATTCACCAGCAAAAAGAGCAGAGTTGCAGAAGCTAGACAAGGCTTATGCTAACTATGTGCCTCTACGCCGCGCCGCCGCTTCAGCAGACGAATCTATGTTCACTCCAGCAAAGGCGTTGCAGGCTGTTCGAGCAGAGGAGCGCCGAGCAGGAGCTACTGGATTGGGCAGGCTTGCCGCAGGTGAGGCTCGTATGCAAAGGCCAATAGAGGTGGCTAAGAGAACTATAGGCGCGGAGCTGGGCGATAGCGGTACTGCCGAAAGGTTTGGTGGTATGCTAATGCCTATCGCGGCTACCAGCGGCGTTGGCGCTTTAGGTGGAATGGCGGCTGGCTCAACAGACCTTGGCGCTCTGGGCGGTTTGGGTCTAGGTTTGGCGGCTTTAGGTGGCGGCAAGTTGGCTTACACTCCGGCTGGGCAAACTGCGTTAAAGCGCTTCATTGTTCCCGCTTACTCAGGGACATTGCGCTCTCCAGCCACTGCCGGATTGTTAGCGCAGACCCCATCTGATACAATGCAGTCACTTCTGCTAGGAGAATAAAATGGCAAAGACAAAAATATCCGAATATGATGCTACCGCCAGCAATAACACGGACTTAGACAGCATAGCGCTGGGCGAGAACATAATGGTTCCCTCAGACATCAATAACGCCCTGCGTGAGATGATGGCGCACCTAGCCGACATGAACGCTGGCACATCTGCCATTCAGGACACCTTCACCCTGTCCGACCCGACAGATGATACCAAGCAGGTTCGCTTTGATGCTGAAGATATCACCACCGCAACCACCCGTGTCCTGACTGCGCCAGACGCTGATGTGACTATTGCGGGGCTTGAGAAGGCTCAGGAGTTCACAAAGACACAGAACTTTGACGCCACCACCCTGACAGACGGCGCGACAATCTCATGGGATGCCAGCGCCAATCAGGTGACATCTGTTACCATTGCAGATAACCGCACTATGGCGGCTCCAACCAATCTGGTGGACGGCGCTGTTTACTTGCTGATGATTATTCAGGATGGCACTGGTAGCCGTACAATGTCTTGGAACGGCGTGTTCAAGTTTACAGGCGGTACAGCCCCGACACTGACCACCACTGCCGCCGCGAAGGATATTCTGGTATTCTACAGCGATGGCACAAATCTGTACGAAATCGGACGCTCACTGAACGTATCATAAGGTTGTAGCATGACCAGTTTACTGAATATTGCGGCTAACTCCCCTGCCGAGGACGAGGTGGAAGAAGGCCAATCCCTGCGTTTTGAGGACGGTAACAGCCCATATCTATCCCTTACCCCCTCATCTGCTGGCAATCAGGATGTGTGGACTTTTTCTGCTTGGGTAAAGCGTGGCAATATAGGCGCAATATATCCAACCATTTTTGCCGCTGGCACTACCACCACAGACAGGTTTTTGCTTAGATTTAGCGCAGACAAGTTGGATGTGTTTTGGAGAGACATTACCACCAACAACCGCAATCTTACGACAAATGCTTTATATAGAGATTGTTCTGCTTGGTATCATGTTGTTTTGGCGGTGGACACGACAGATGCCACTGCCGCAAACAGGATGCGCTTGTATGTCAATGGCGATGAGGTGACATCTTTTTCTGCTGATAGCAGAAGCACATTATCGTCAGGTTCTACGCTGGCTGTGAACGATGCTGTTTTGCACACTATTGGTACAAGGGCTTATAGTGTGGGCAATTATTATGATGGCTATATTGCTAATGCTTGCTTCATAGACGGACAGCAGTTAGACCCAACTAGCTTTGGCGAGTACAAAAACACGTTATGGAAGCCGAAGTCTGATGCGGCTGTGCAGGCGTTGACGTTTAGC